CATCACAATATCCTATGTTCCCGCATCGTCTTCTTAATCTCCATATCTTCTGCTCCCTTGTCATAACTCATCCCTCTCTTTCGCTGCAACACAGAGTGACATCACTGCCACTCCTGCAACTGCTCCGATAAATAATCCGCTTAAAAATCCAACGATCATAAATTAACCCTCCATCGTATTCTCAAACCTGTATTTTTGCCTTGCATCTGGATATTTTTCGTGATCTACTTCACTCATAAACATCTGTAATGGTCTTGCATAGATTCTTTGCATTTCTTTTGTAGCAGCATATACTACAAGCAATTCATTTGTCTCCGTATGGCGAGCAACATTAAGAACAACATATAAGTTCCCTTTAAAGTGTTTGTACACTTCGTAAGGTTTTGGCATGTGTCGTCCATTTAGCATTTTCGCCATTCTTTCTATTTTCTCTATTGTCTTTCCCATATTCTTAACGCTCCTTTATTCCAAGTGGAATGTTACATTCTGCATGATTGATCCCAGTATCAAAAATTTAATAGCTTGATAGCAATCTTTTTTTCGGTCGGAATAAAAATAAATTCCATAACATGCGATTGTTAGTGTTAAACTTAATACTTTTACAGCATCTTTTGTTGTTATCATTTCTTACTGCCCCCCCCCACATCGTAAATCTCACATGATACTACTTCGTTTCCTGTTCCGTTATCTGTAACCTCAACATCCACATCATATCCGTGATCTACCAGAGCATCGATGATAATACTCTGGATGGATTCTTCTTTTGTGTGGATATAGGCTTTTCCTAATCTTTGTCTGACTTTGCCCATTATTCTTCTACCTCTACACCGAAAATGTATTTTAAGATTCTTTCTTCTCCCACCGCTTCAATTGCGTCACGAGCAATAGGAGCTGATGTAAAACATGTAGCTGATTCTTCTTCTATGTAATATCCCCGTGTTATAAAAAGATCATTTACTCTATGATTAAACGCAATCATATAATGACCGTTGTCATTATTCCATGCTTCCTTTTCGGGATCATTGTGCTCTAATGCGTATCTTTTCAGTTCTGCTTTTACCTTTGCTCTTTCTAATGCAAAGCACACTTCCTCTCTCGTTTTATATACATTCCCAATTTTAAATCTTTTATAATCAGCACCGGCTTCTTGCCAAGTATCTGTACATACATCGGTAAAATCGTTTATGTAATAATATTGGTCTATTTTTTTAGGTTTCCACACACGATTTTCCTTGTTTGCTTTTTCTAACAGTTTTGTAAACTGTTCTCTTTCTTCTTCAGTCAAATTGTCTAAATGTATTATGATCTGTTCGTTCATATTCTCTTCTCCTTAACTTTCTTTAACAATTTTATTCTTTCCAAACATCATTTGCTTCTTTCTCACAGTTTCTTTCCATGTA